ACCATTGGAAGCCCACATGTTCGCGGTATTCTTGTTGAGATGAATGTCACGCCATGGCATGTTCCATCCACGCCACCTATCGCCTTTTCTGACATAATCGCAATTATCGGCCACATTATGCAATAGCGTTCCATCGGGCACCGTGGTCAGGGCGTCGCGTTGCGCGGAAGTCTGCACTCGCAGCATGTCACCTTTCAATGCTGCGCCAATATACGTCTGTGTGATAACCACGCCGCCAGCAGCAGTATTCGACACGCCAGCCGGAAGCAGCACTTGAGCCAAAGCCAAAGCGCCATCCGGAACAGCGGGAGCCACTGGCGTCGCAGCGGCCACGCCTTTCACCACTCCGAACATCGGAACGTCCGAACCGTCCGACATTGGGGAGCGCGTCTCGTTCTGCTTCACATACACCACGTCGATACGCGAATTCGCGGACGGTGCCGCGGACAATGCCACGTTCACATTGCCATCATTCTGCATCAATAACGCGCCATAACGGTTCAACACCGCATTGAACGGGTGCACCGTCACGCTCATGGAATTACTGTTGCCCGTCACAAGATTGTCCTGCGAACGGTCGAGAATGCCTGCGATAGGCATCATCGTCGTATTGTCGCAGACGAAAAGCCCGCTCATGTCGCGGCGCGCATCCAAAAACGACGCCTTGCCGGACACTGCGAACAGACTATTCCTCAATGCCATTATCAATCTTTCCTTCCAACGCTTTCAAACGTTCCTCAAGCCGGTCGATACGGTCATGGGCGAGATGGGCTTCATGCACCGCCCATACGCCCAGCATCGGATAGTTGATGCCGCACGGCTCATAATCGTCATTATACTCGACGAACTGCCCCAAACCGTTATCATCCAAATCTTCGGCAATCATACCCAAATGGACGGTCGCGCTGTCCCCGTTCAGATTCACGTCATCAATGTAACGGTAGAGCGTCCAATCCACGGCACGCATCTGCTCCAACGTGATTTCCGGCATAATGAAATCCTGCTTCACCTTGCGGCTGGACTGGGCGGTGCCCAGCGTACCGTCGGACAATGCCCATACGGAACGCCATGAGCCGGTCGAAAACATGTTGTTGAAGGCGTTGGTCGTATTCGTGCCACCACGTTCCGGAGGCAATACGCCCCAATTCCAAGCATTGCACTTCTGGTCGATGGTCGTACGGTCATACGAGTTGCGGTTGATGGACGCGGTAACGGTTTGGTCGATGTTTTCGCTGATATCCAATACTCGCTGAATCGCCTGAGTCAACTGCGAGCCGGACGGCTTTTCCAATTCGCGCAGGCGTCGGCCATACTCGTTCAACGTGGACACGAGCTTGTTGGTCGCCTGAGCCGGATTCTTCACGTCAAGAACGTTTTCCTCCGCATCGTCGGCCAATGGCGCGCCATCCGCCTGCTCGCCTTGATGCACTACGATTTCCATTATTCCACCGTCACTTTCACACCGTCGAACACGTCTCCCAACGTGAACGTAATCCAATTCGAGCTTTCATCGGCTTTGATGCCGGTGATGCGCCGCGTATGCGCGCCATCCGTATAATACCAGTCGCCCTTCGTCGTGAACCTGATATAATCGCCGACCGTATAGTTGGCGAGCGTCTGATTTACGGAATGCAAATATCCGCGATGCACTTTCGCCTCGGTGGACGATACGGGTTGCCAGTAGACTGCCGCCGCCTCGTTCGCATACGCCTGCAAAGTGTTTTGCAATTTCACGGTCGAATGGCTGGAATCCACACTCTCCCAAATCGGCGCTCCAGCCTTATCCAGAATATCCGTATAGGCCGATACTACGAGCGTCCTATCATCCGACTTTCCGGACGTGAACCACTGCAGTGAAGCGAGCTTGTCGCCATCATCCGTGGCGGACAGGGATGCGATGCCCGGCTGCATGGCTGACGCGCTGAAATAGTGGGTCTCGCCACCCAACAGCGGGTGGCCGGTCTTCATATGCCACTCGTAACCCAATCCGTCAGCCGTGCGCGTGGGGAAGAATCCGATATCGCAGCCGTTCTGATAGTTCGTGATGTTCGTCAGCACTTCGCCCACATAGTTGAGGTCCACGGCCTGATAGTTCGCTTCGGACGTGCCAACCTCTGCAGCCTCCAACACGACCGGCACATTGCTGTTCGGCCAGCTCATGGCCTGTTCGACGAGATTGCGTGCGACCGTGTTCCATGTGACATTCCTGTACGACGTGTCGTATTGAGTGTCAGGCGAACCATCCGATTTGATAAGGCTTTTGCCCATCGCCTTCGCCGGTAGAATCGTCCTATGGTCGAAATATGTCCACATGCCCGACGCAACCAAGGTGAGAATACCGGAGTCGGCGTCATATTCGCGGCGCATGAGCACGCCGCCGACCATAAGCCCATCATCTTCGGCGACCATGACGGTTTTGCCGATGGCCGCAGTGTTCCTCAAATCCAACAACCGCGCATCGTTCGCAATGTATTGGACGCGCGTATCGTCTGACGAGGCGTAGATGGGCACTTTGACGGTCAGCGAATCCGTGTCGTTCAGTTTCATCTCCCATTCCGCGGACGTGTGCGGCAATGGGATGATGCGGCGTCCGGTCAACAAATCCGCGAGATAGATTTTCACCGCCAAGCCTCCTTCCATTCGACCGTCATCGATGGCGTGCCTGACTGCACGCCCAACGGGGTGAACTGTATCGTTGCATCACCATAGGGGTGGAACCAGTTCTCTTCGGTCAGGAACATGCTCAAATCCGACTGGTTTTGGAACAGGACGCGTTCATCGTCGAAGTCGAACATCATCGTCTCGTCGGGATTGATTTGACGGTGGAATTCGACCGCTTCGCCGGTTTCTATGCAGTGGATGCGCACGCCTTCCGACAATCCGCCACGGATTTTCACGACAAGATGTGTCGGAGCGAAGCCGCTGCCGGTGATGGCGACGCGTCCCGGATTGCCAACCTCTCCTTCAGACAGCGGGTCCAGCAGCGGGTCGGTGATGCCCTCGCCGTCGGTGGGCACTCCTACGGTCTGCGAGCGCAACGGCCCATACAGGTAGGGGGATGGTGCGAGCAGTCCAATCTGGAATGCGGCCTTGCCGCGATACCGGTATTCGTCTACGGTCATGGAGCGGAGTTCCGCATCGCAGGACAATGCGACGCCGGCACCCTTTTGTACGGTGACGGTGACCAAACGTCCGGCCATGCCGCGTAGTCGGCGCATCATCTCGTCCGTATCTTCAACTGTGCTGGTCGCATAGTAGCCGTTGACGGTGATGGTGCGCCCATCATAGTATGTGGTGCCGGGAATGGCGTTGCCGTCAGCCCTAGCCCAAGAATCCTGTTCGGTCTTGGCTGACGGCAAATCGTCGAAACCGCTCATGGACACCAATGTGAACTCGTGTCCGGCATCGCCGTAAAGCGTGATGTCACCAACGGTGACGGTTATCGTGCTCAAGGTCTGACACTTCCAATCATCTCATTGTTCAAAGCGTATCCGAATCGGCGGGCCACCAGCTCCACGTCGCTCAACGGGCTTGCCACCACATTGTCGATGTGGACGCCGCCAGCATACCGCTGGTCGCTTGCTGACACCATTCCAGTATAGTCCGTAAGCCGCGGAGCCGACACCATGCCAAGGTTGGCGGCGTCAATCTGGTCGAAATCCAAGGAGCTGAGCACGCCATCAACCTGACCGCGTACGAACGGGCCTTGAGCGCCGATGGCCTTGCCGAAGTCTCGCATAAGATGCTCGCCCGACACAGACGTGTAGCCGGAACCGGAGAACGGGCCGACCTTAGCAGGAGAGAACGGGAAGAAGTCTCGAACCTTCTGCAACGCGCCCTTCACCGCGCTTTTCACGTTTTCGACCGCGCCGAGAATGCCATCCTTGAAACCGTTCATCAATGCCGCGCCCGAATTAATCAGCCACGAGCCGGCACCGGAGAACAATCCCATGATGCGGCTTGGAATGTCGCTGATTTGGCTGAGAATCCTACCGCCCAATCCGGCGAACGCGCGTGCGATGTTCGCGATAATCGCGGGAATCGCGTGCACGACGGCCATGAAAACGCTTGGGAAGTTCGCCGCAATGCTGGTCACCACGCTGATAAAAGCGTTCAGCAGTGTTGGCAGACTGTTGACGATGCCTGTCACCAACCCGCCGATGATGGCGGGCAGCTGGTTGATGATGGCGACGGCGATGCCCGGCAGTGCTGCGGCCAATGAGGTTATCACACTGGTGATGGCGGACATCAATGCAGGAATCAGCGTAGGCAATGCGGTGGCGATGCTCTGTCCGATGGACGGGAGCGCTGCCACCACGGTGGAACCCAACGTTTGGATGCCGGAAGCCAAGGATGCGCCGAAGCCGCTGATAAAACCGGCGATTGCCCCGCTATTGTCTCCGATTGCGGAGAACGCGACCTGAATGCCTGCTATCAACGCCTGACCGAGCGAGGTCATGAGCGACGGAATCTGCCCGGCCATCGTGGCGAACAGCGTGCCGAACGTTTCCAGCATCGGCTGGCCGTACGTGCTAATGAAGCCGGGCAGCTGGGCGAACATGCTGGAGAATGCCTGCGTGATTTGCGGCAGAATCGTCATCAACGCCGGCCCGAGCGTCTGTCCTACGCTTATGAAAGCGTTGGCGATGCCCGGCAGTGCGGCGGTGACGCTGGAAACCATCTGCGGGAGGGCGGCGGCGAACGCGCTCGCCATGGCGGGCAGTTTCGCCTGCACGCCTTCCAGCGCATTGTCGAGACTCGACTGCCATTCCTCGAACTTTCCGGCCATCTGGCTCGGGTCGAGTTTGAATAGTGTCTGGAATCCGGTTGTAAGGCCGGTGAACAACGCTCCGGTCACGCCCAACGAGGAGGCGATGCTGCCAATCTTGCCGATTGCCGAGCCGACTCCTCTCACTGCCGCGCCGAAGCCCTTCAACGCGCCGGAAGACACTTTCAACGCGGCGGAGCCGATAGCGGAGAAGGCCACCTTTCCAGCTGACGCCAGCGGGGTGAACCGTCCGGTAAGACGGGTTACTGCACCGCCCAGCGTGGCGGACAATCCGGCACCGACCGTCTTCGCCGCGGATGTCAACGGGGTGAACGGATTCTGTCCCTTGAATGAGCCGAAAATCTTTTCGGGAATGCCACGGAACGGAATGGACAATGTGGACGCCGCTTCCGAGCCGAACGATTTGAGTCCGCCCTTGACGGAGGAGAGTCCGTTGCTTACCGCAGACCCGAGCTTGGACATGGTGTTGCTGATACCGGTCGAGTCCAGCATTTCACCGAATGCGGTTTTGAACTCGGACGCCTTGCCTTTCACGCTCTCGGCCATGGTGAGCACGCCGGATTCCACGTCGGCTCGAAGGACTTCCATCTTCGTCTTGGCCGCAGCGGACGCGCTGGAGAAGATTTCGGTGAAAATCTCCTTGACCGGAGCCCACTGCTGTGCCGTGTTTTCGGCATAGTTGGATAGTCCGCTCTTCAGGTTGCCGAACGTCTGCATGATGCTGTCTGACGCGGACACCGCAGAACCGACCAGTGGGAGGAACACGTTCGGAATGTCGAAGCCGGTAAGCTCCTTGAATTCGCGGCCCACCTGCACGAGCTTGTCACGGTAGATGTCGGCGCTTTGTCCGGCAGTGTCCAGCGAATGGTAGATGTCCGAATCCACTACGATGGTGTCGGCGGCGGCGCGAATGTCGCGGAACGCCTGAATGAGGGCGGGAGCCTTCTTCCGTGCGGCAACATCCACTTCGGAGCTGAGGGTTTCGAACGCGGTGATGAACGCTTCTGGAAGCGCGTCCACGTCTGAACCCATCATGTTCAAACCGTTTTGGAGTAGCTTCACATTGTCGGACACTTGTCCGACACCGTTCCACAGGTTCACTGCGGCATGTTCGACGATGCCGAAGCCTTCCGCACCCTTCTGTCCGAAGCTGAACGCGCATGAACCCAAGTCTTCGAATGCGACGTTGAATTTGCCGAGCGCGTTCTGCACTTTCGTCGATTCGGACAATGTTTTCGACATCGCTTCGGCCATGGATGCGAGCTTGTCGATTGCAGTTGACGATGCGGACACCGCCGCGCCGAACGCGCTGGTGAAGCTGGAGCCGAGTTTGATGAGCGTGTTCTTCACGCCGACCAGTGCGGTGCCGATGAACGGAATGCGTGAGGCGAACCGGTCGTTCGTAGCGACCATGAGGGAGAATACGGTGGTTCCGATGACGCCTACCGTGTTCAGAATGTCGCCCAATGAGGTTAGGAGGTTGATGTTCTGCGAGTTCGCGCTAATAAGGTTCGTCAACGGTGCGAGGAACTGTTCGACCTGCTGTGCGTTGAATGCCTTGCTGACGGCTGGTGCCAGCTGGTTGATGAACGTTGCGGCCAGTGTGGACGCTGCATTCGTCAATGGTACGAATCCTGCGAGCATTTCGCCGAACGTGTCAACCATGCCTGAATCGGAGATTGCGGTCAACGTCTTGCCGATGTTGGCTGATACCGCGGTCGCCGCTTCAGCAGACCTTACGCCAATCGTGTTCTTGATGCTGTTCCACGCGCGTTCTGCCGTGACGGGCATGGCGACGAACTGCTTTTCGATTGCGGCTGCGTTCTCCAACACAGTATCGTACAGGTCTTGACCGGTGATGCGGCCTTCCTTGCCCAACTGCTTCAGTTCGCCGACGGAAACGTTGAGATGCTTGGCGAGCATTCGTGCGATTTGCGGCGCGTTCTCCATGATGGAAGTCAACTCGTCGCCGTTGACGATGCCCTTGCCCAACGCTTGGGTAATCTGACGCATGGCGCTGGACGCTTCCTGAGTGGACGCGCCGGTGCTGACCATGTTCATGTCGAGCAGTTTGGTGAACTTCGCCGCATCACTGTAATTGGTTACGACTTCCGGCGCGAGCGTGCGCAGGCGTGCGGCGGACTGGACGAAATCGTCCGTGGCTACGCCGACCTTGTTCGCGTACTCCAGTGATGTTTCGAGCGAGGTTTTATAGTCTCCGGTGGTGCCTACCGCGTTTTTCAGCATGGCGGTGGTCTGACCCCACTGATTGCCCATCTCGATAATATCGGACGTGACGCCCTTGACGGCCTTGCCGACCGATACGACTGCGGCGATGGCTGCTGCGGAGTTCAGATACTTGTTGAGGTCGAGGTTTGCGAAACTGTTTCCGAAAGCGTTGGCCGAACGCTGCCCGCCTGCGGTGAAGGAGGCGAACACGCTGTTAAGCGCGCCTTTCACGCCTCCTTGCAGGTTGAGGTTCTTGTTGAACGAGCCGGAGAACAGTTTGGACATGCCCAAGCCGTTCGACGTGAAGAGTCGGCTTGTGCCTGACGCCAGTTTGGGCTGGATGGCGGGGGTGAGCACCGCGCCCTTGCTTGCCTTGACAAGTGCGGACTGCAAGCCTTCCAACGATGGGAGTACTTGTATCCATGCTGTCGCGATGCTGCCCTTTGCCATCTATTGTTCCTTTCGGTGAAGACCCAACGCCTTGTTGATGTCTTCAGTGTTCATCGAATCAAGTTCATAATCCTCCTTTTTGATGTTCTTCCGGTTTTCCGGCAGGACGCTTTTCGGTTTTCGTCCCTTGCCGGAGTAGGGTGCGAGCGTTGACTGTTGGATGATGTCGAGCAGTCGTGCGACCGCGCCGAACGTGCCTATCAGTTTCGCCCGCTCCAATATGCTGTATTGTCGTGGACTGCCGTATTGGCTTGCGAAGTCGGCCAGTATTTGGCTGTCCCATTTGTCTGGGTTTATCGCATAGGTTAGTCTTTCGACGGTGATTCCGTAATTGTCGGCAATTTTCCCGACAAGTATTCCCATGCGTCGAGGATGTCATCGTCGAATGCGGCCATGAGCTGCTCGTACTTGTTTTCCTTCAGTACGCCTTGCATGAGCTTGTCGATGAGCCATACGGTTTCCATGCTGTCTTCTATGCTTTCGCTGTGGATGGCCTGTTGGAATTTGCGGTTGCGGAGGAGTTTCGCGTAGGCGTCTGCCCATTCGTCGTTGAAGTCTTCGATGGTGATGGTTGGCTTGCGTTTTGCCATTGGTTTTTCCTTTCGTGTCGTGTTGTTTTTTCTTATATAAGGATACCCCACATGCCGGTCAAGACCGAGTGGCATGTGGGGCATGGTTCCTGTGCAACTGTCACGGAGATACAAGCGACATATCGTCATAGAACATGGCACCACCGCTATCGTCGCACGCAACAACAACCTGCGCCTCAACCGGAGTACTGCCGGACGTAAACTTCGCATTAACTCCAGCCCAAGCGCCGGTTGCCGGTTTTCGAGGAACTTCAAGCAGTGTTATGTTTGTGTCGATGGTTTTTATCGATACAATCACGTCACCTTTACCGCTGGAAGCCTTAGCATAGAATGATAACGATAGTGTCTGGTTTGGAGGGATGACGAATGGATTGGAAGAGGCAATCGTGGGACGAATGCCTCCGACTGTAAGTAAGTACCTGCCATGTAATGCGGCACTCTCGTTATCTACGATACAATCCTCTGGCGTCCATTTCACCGCCCCTTCTTCGAAGTTGCCGTTCGGAACAAGATTGTCAGTAAACTCTCCAAAATCGTAGGCACCATCCGAGTTCAGGACGCTAGCATACCGTTTCGCGCTCCAGATTAGCTGACCAGCCGTAGGATTCTTCAGAATCTTCAGGTCGAACCTTGTGCTTTTCGGCAGGGTGAGGACGCCAGTATACAAGCCATCCTCACCCTTAACCATCTGCACGCCTGAAGCCCGAGTCCAAGGGTCAGACTGTCCCCAGTCGCCGATAAGCCACATGATGCCGCCTGACGGTACGGTTGTGTCACGGACGGTGACCGTAAGGCTCGGATTTGGAGAGCTTACGCTTTTGGGATTGTGATGTACTGGGTCTGGGCCGGCTGTGTGTCGGTCGGATAGGCGTTGATTGTGAACTCGAAGTTCACGAGGGCGGTATGCACGTGGCTGATATCACCGGTGATGAGGAACGTCGCGTCAGGCATCACGTTGCGACGCTTGCGGCCACCCTTCAGCATTTCGTCGATGACGATGACATGATGTTCAAGGTCTCCTGCCTGCTCCTTGACGGTGATGACGCCATCCGCCGTCGTGGATGCGGCTTTGACCGTCACGTTGGAGGAGCCGTATGCGACCTTGAGGAGGTCTTCGTTCAATGCTTCGATGCATGTGCCGGTCCACGTCTTGGAGAACGTCGGGTCGGCCTGTGCAACGGTATCGCCGCCCGCGGCAACGATGTCATCGCCTGCGGTGAGGGATGCTGGTTCGGTCAGACCGTCTTCGGACAGGTAGCCGAGGCCGACGAATGCCGCGTCCAGTTCGGTGGTGGCGTCGGTCGGGATGGCGGTGCCCAGTGGGGCGACCCAAATATAGCCGGACTTGTTGGCACTTGCGCCCGGCTTCGAGAATGTCACGTTTGCGGAAGACTGCTTTGCGCCCATCTCAATTCCTTTCGTAGTTTAACGTTCAATCAATGGATGGGCGGCGCTGTTGCCGCCCATGAGGGTTGTCACCCGGTGGTGTGGGTGATGGCGTAGAACTTGCTGGTACCGCCAATGAAGCCCCAGCCGATTGCTACCTCGGTGCGGAGCATCACCTTGTTGACGGCACCCAAGTCGCCTTCGGCGGAATTGTCCGGATTGCCGGAGTCGAACACTTCGATGCCGGACAGGGGGATTGCGCCCCACACGAAACGGTTGGCGAAGTCGCCCACCACGGCGTCGAGCACCTTGCTCGCCAACTGGCCGGAGCCGGCTGCTGCGGCGGTGTCGGACACGGTGTTGGAGGCTGCGAGGGTGACGCCGCCAAGGTTGACCATGTTGCCGATGAGCGGAACGTCGGCAGCATACTGGGTAGGCGTGCCGATGGTGGTGAGGCCGTCGCCGATGGAGGCCAAGTAGGCGGAGGTGGTGACGCCCTGCGCGGAAGCGTCGCCCTGTGCGGCGACCTGTCGCACGGCCTGCTTGAACGCGGTGGCGGCTTCGGCTCCGGTGCCCGGAGTGTAGCTGATATCGCCAGCCTTGTCGAGCACATAGCCGTTGGTGCGTGCGACGGTGGACGCGGCCTTGGTGGCCGGATTCACGCCGAAGATGGGCGCGAAGTCGAGGGCGCGGCTGATAGCACGGTTCACGTACGTGCGGTACTGGTCGAGGATACCGGCCTGATACGGCTGTGCGAGGATGCTCTGAAGCATGGTCTGCGGGGAGCCTGCTCGGAAGGTGGCGTCGGTCGGATTGTATGCGCCGTCAACGCCGAACAGTTGGAGGAACTTCTTCGGGAAACGGTAGGAGATGTAGAAGGTGATGGGGTTGATGGTCACGACTCCGTTGGTGGCGTCGTTGGAACTCTTCTTCTTTTCGGCTTCGGTTTCGCCGGTGGCTCCTTCGCCGAAGATGCCCATTTCGCCGGAGAAGTCGATGGTCTGCATCTGCGTGCCGATGAGGTCGATTGGGGTGCTGTTGGAAATCTTGGCGATGGCTCCGGCTGCGGGCTGGTCGGAAATCAGCTTGCGGTCTACGAAGCCCGGCTTCAGTTCGATTGTCGCTAGGGACATGACTGCCTTTCATGGTAGGTGAATGGTGTCGGCCTTCTGCATTGCGGCCCCGACTCGGCCTCTACCACGATTGTTTCCGGCTGTGTGCGCCTCAACCCCACGGTCACCCAGTGGGTATGCCCATGCATTATTTAACGACTGTGCTGGGCGATTCAAGTCCGTACATTTATGGGGAGACGGTCGGACTTGGCATGATAACGAAGCTTCGAATGTCTGCCGACCATCTCCAATACATAGCATAGCACCCCGTCTGACTTTCGTCAAACGGGGTGCTGTGCAAACCAGAATCACAAGAGAGGAGCTGCACATTGCTGCGCAACAGTTCTTATTCTACCACCTTCTCGTCGCAGTTCGCGTTCGGCGTGTCGCGGGGCTCGCGATATGGTCAGACTTGGCGCGGTTGCATTGCATGTGCGCGGGAACGAGATTGTCCATCCTGTCGCTTCCACCGGCGGCGCGCGGTATCACATGGTCTGCGGTGAACGCCAGAGGATGCGCCGTGTTGCGGCCCCAGTAGAATGGTTCGCCGCAATAATAGCATGGCGCTCCAGTACGTTTGGTGCGTTCGCGCAGGATGGTGCGGTTGCGGTGGTAGAGTCCCGTATCCTTGCCCATTAAGCAATCACCTCCCTTATCTGACGTTCCTTCGGACGGTTGACGCCGCGATACCATGCAGCGATGCTGACGCCCTTCAAGCCTGCCGTGGTTTCGGTCTTGCGTATCGGCGCGAACTTCCACTGGTCATCCGAACCGGATTTGAGCTTCTGCGCGTTCTGCACTTCTGCGGTCAATTGCGGATTGTTCGTATGCTTGAATCGTCCCTCGTTCAACAGGTCGAGGAAGCCCTGCTGCGAGGCGAGGAATTCGGTGCCGGTCAATTGGATGACGTTCAGGCCGCGGGGAAGCATGTCCCTTATCGGATTGTTCAATCCGCCCGCGTCCAAGATGAGCGTGGTCTTGCGTGGGCGTGTCTTCAGCTCGTCCGTGACCCACTGCCATGATTCGGTGGTGGGACGTTCGTCCACGATTTCTCCGATGATGTACGCCCACTTGTCGTAATGCTTGGAGCCGACCGTGACCTCTTCGGTGCTGGCGGCGACGCTGAGGGCGAGCGTACTAGTGGCCGGGTCGAAGGTGAGCGCGTAGACGAGCGTATCGCGGTCATGCTGGAGGTCGGAGTATGCGCTGTCCCACAGGTCCATCGGAATTGCTGGCGGAATGCTGTCGGCCCACCATAGGCCCAAGTCTTGGATGCGGAAGTCTATGAGACCGTCCGCGCCACCCTGTTTGGCTATCGCCACGTCGGTGAGGAACGCTTCGCGTGGAATCACGTCCGGGTAGAGCGGGTTGGTGAGTGCCCACAACTGTTCGTCTTCGATGTCCGCCGTCTCATCGTCGATGCCGTAGCGTACCGCATACGCCATGTCATCCTCTTCTGCATTGTCGAGGAATACGTTGAACGTGTCTCCGATGGACGATGGGAGGAATGGCGTGCCGGTGTAGATTATCATGGCCATGCGGCGCGTCTTCAACGTTTTCGTAATCATCGCCTCGTATTCGGAGCGGAGTTCCTGCGCCTCGTCGAAGATGACCAAATCGAACGTGCCGCCCATTCCTGCGGAAGCGCTCTTGCGGGAGCGGAATCGGACGAACGCGCCGTTCCTCAACTGTAGGCGCTCGCGGCCCATGGTGGTGCTGAAATGCGTGACTTCGGCCTTCAGTTCGGGATTCGAGTCGATGGCGTCTTTCAAATCCTCCATGATTTTGTTGGCGGCTATCTGCTCGTGCGCGGTGACAAGCACGTTCAGTCCGAGCACGAACAGGTAGTAGAGGATTGGGGCGGTGAGGATTTTGGTCTTGCCGTTCTGTCGCGGCATGTTCAATGCGACACGCTTGTATTTCCACGTTCCGTCCTTCTTGCGTTGGAAGGCGTTGTTGAGGAATTCGACTTGGAATGGGAGGATTGCGTTTCCGCGACCCCAGTTCACGTATTCCGCGGCCATGATTGCCACGTCGGATGTTGGGCGGACGTTCGCCCTCCAGTTTGGATTCTTCACCAGCATGTCATACCACCTGATATTTCTTGAGGATGTCGGAGTCTGCGCCCTTGCCGTAGGCGTCGCCGATGGATGCGATGTCCTGCGCAGTCTGCGGGAACGTCAGCTCGTAGTCCAATGTGATGCCCAACGGTTCGAATACCGCATTCAAATCCTGTTTGATGATGTAGATGCGGCTGACGAAGCTTTCACGGTTGGACACCAATGATTGGGTTGTCGCTCCGAGCGTGTCGAGAATCTGCGCGTCCTGCGGGGGGAGTCCGGTTTCCATTTGGAAGCTCAACGCCGTGTTTTGCAGGAGCGTTTTGAGCTGTCCGTTGTCCCATTGGTTGAGTCGTTTGACTTCCGGGCGAACGATGGTGTCGTGGTCATCGTTGGCGTCGAATTTCGTCCAGTTGGCTGGATTCTTGTTCGGGTCGGATTTGATTACCACGTCGGGGGATGTGCCGACCACGACTGGTTCGGGCAGCATGAGGTGTTCGAGGTTTTGTGAGATGAGGCCTTCGATGACCATGGCGCGCTGTGCCAACAGTACGGCTTGGTCGGTGACTGGCGCGTGGCTGAGGGTGAGGCATCGTAGGTTTTCGTCGATTTCCTCGGCGTTTTCGTCATAGCATCGCCCGTCCAATCCTACTGCCGCGACTTTTTCCAATGGCAGGTCTGCCGTTGGGAGGTAGTCGGCGCTGAGCGGGTCGCCGTCCTGCATGAGGAAGTATGATTTGACGCCGCCGATGGCTTTGGAGAGGATGCGGGTGAAGCTGCGTTTGCCGACCGCGCTGAAGTTGCTGACTCGCACGCGCATGGAGTATGCGTTTTTGACGAGTTCTATCCATGGGAATGAGATGGCCTGTTCGTCCACGATGGTGAGTGTCATGAGCGTTTCGCTTCCTTCGCTACGAGTTTCTGCAAGGTGGTTTTGGGTGTTTTGGCGGCGGTGGTCTTGCTTTTGTGCGAATCGACCTTTACCGCTTCGTCGAAGTTTTTGGTCATGGTCATGAGTAGCTGCATGAAGCTGACGTAGTTTTTCTGCGCGTTGATGGCCATGCTCATGTTGTATTCGCGGTCATCGTCTGGCGTTTCGGCTTTTCGCGCGTACTCTTTCATGTCTGAGTAGGCTTTGTCGATGAGTCCGTTGACCTGTTCCATGCGGCTTGAGAGGGCTTCTTCAGTCTTCCCTGCCATAAATCCTCCTTAACTGCTCTGCCATTTGGCGTCGTTGTTCTCGATACCATCGTACCATTTCGGCTTTCATGATGGCGTGTCGCGTTGGGCTTTCATGGTACTGCGGGTCGGTGTTGTTGACGGTTGGCGTCATCATGTGAGGCTGTTCCTTACGTAGATTTTGCAGTCGCATCCGGCGTGTCTCACCCAGACGCCGTAATGGTTGGCGTCATATGGGTGCCATATGCCGCACCGTTCGAGGCACCATGAGCATGTTTCGCCTACGGATTCGCGTACGACTTCCGTTGTCGAGTCGATGGCGAACAGGTTTGCTGTCGCCTCCTGCATCGGCTGTACGGCCAGTTCACGCTTGTATTTCGCGAGGAAGTCTCGGACTGTTTTTTCGGAATGCTGCTGGCTTAGGAGCCATCCGATTTTCTTGCCGAAACTGTCGGAGTCGAGTCGTTCCAATCCTAGTCCTGCGGATTTTTCCGCGACCTGCTTCCAAATGTCGCCCAAGACTTTGCCGGCCATGTGCTTGTCGCCGCTGCTGGCGGCTGCTTGGGCTTGGCGTACCTGTTCGTCGGTGATGATGTCTTTGGCTGTCGGTGAAAGTATTTCCATGAGGTCTTCGACCGACTCCTGTGTGTTCTTCAACTCAGATACTCCATCTGGTAGTTGTAGACGGTGGATATTCGTCCGTCTTTGGCCGGCTGGGCGTCGGTGGTGTTGAGCAGTGGCGCGCCCATGATGTCCCAGAGGGTTTGATTGTACCAGTCGGTCAATGCGTCGCCGATTTCCGCGCTGAGCGTGTTGTCGTTTTCTCCTGTGAGTTCGCGTGTGACTACGGTGATTGCCACGTCCAAGTGGCGGATGTATGGTGTGATGTCGGACGCGTTCTGGCGGGTGACGATGATGAGCGGATACTGGCTGGGGTTTTTCACGGTCGGATACTTGTCGTATACGCGCATGTTGAGCCGTTGGGCCAGTCCGTTGATGATGTCTTCGACGATTTCATTGTCTTTGCTCACAGTCCGAATCCTTTCAGCGTGTCGCCGGAGTGCGGCGTTCTGTGGTATTTGATTTCCGTTCCGGCTCGATGCGTTCCGTTGAATGCGCTGAGCGTGCGGTATGTGGTCATGGTTGGCGGCTTGTCCCTGTATGAGTCCATTCGCAATTGTGGCATGATTTGCGATGCGACGCGGCGGGATTCCTGTTGGAATCCTGCCGACTGTAGTACGAGGTTGGTTGCCGCGTTCGGTGCGGCGACCATGATTTTTGCGCCTTTTAGTCTTGCCATTAGTATTGCACCTGCTTCGCGTTGAAGCTCCATTTGAACGGGTTGAACATGACTCTGTTTTCTGGGTCGATGGGCGGTTTGATGGAGGTGACGCGGTAGGGGTTTCCGTGGTATTCGAGTTCTCCGCCGACGATTTCCGGGGGCGTGTCCGGTGTGGTGACGTGGATGGTGAGCGAGTCCACTTCGGTCATGTTGTCGAATTCGCTCGTGTTTTCGCTGGTCGTGTTCACGGTGACGAGCGCTTTGAGCGTGTATTCGTTTTCGCCGGTGGTGACGGTGATTCCGTGGGTTTTGAGTCCGTAGTGCGTCACAGTTTGAACCTTGCTATGGTGGGGCGTCCGACGCCCAGCTGTTTGAGTTGGTTGCTGGTGAAGAACACGTCGTCCGTGTTGCCTCGCCATTCGCCGGTGAAACTGTAGCCGCCCGCTGTTTGGGTGAACGTTTTGAACGCGCTCAGGTCGGTGTCGCTGTCGGACGTGGATTCCTTGCGGCTTACGTCCTGTGCGACGCTGACTCCGATGATGTCGGCGACCATTTGGCGGGTGAGCGGGTCTTCTTCGACTTGTTCGTCCAAGTCGTCGCCTTGGTTGCGATACATCATGCGGAGCACGTTGGATGCGGCTCCGCGTTTGCGTTCTTCGTAGTCCACGAGGTTGACGGGCACTTTGTGGCGTAGGTATGCTTCGGTGTCTTCGACGGTGGCGAGCGGCTTCAGTTCGTCGGTCAATTCTTTTCCTTCCAATCGTGCATCGAGAGTCCCAGTTGCAGGATGCGTTCGGCAAAACGTTTTACCAGCTTGTCCTTCTCGTTTTCGTCCAATTCCATCGGCGAAGTCACCACCATGTCGTCGTCGATGATTGAGAGGGTCGCCGGAACGCTTTCGTCGCGCACCATCATGCCGAGGATTCGGATGTCACGCATGCGCGGCTCCCATCCAGTCCGGCGTCTTGGAGGTCGGTTCGACGGTCACCGGCGTGACGCGCGTGCGGCTGTTGATGCTAGAGGCGAGCTGCTTCTCGAACTCGTCGAGTCGTGTTTCGTCTTCCGGCAGGAGTTCGGCGCTCAGCCCGTACTGTTCTGCGATGGCGTTGCGTTTCGCCTGCAACAGTCCGAGGCTGATGCCCTTCTCACGGGCTTCCTTGACGCGCGCTTCGGTCTCTTCGGCTAGTTTTCGGGCGTCTTCGGCTGCTTTCTGGGCTGCTTCGAGCTTTTCGCGTTCCTTGGCGAGCTTTCGGCTGATGATGGCGTCGAGTTGGGCTTGGGTGATTGTCGGCTCCTGCTGTGTCGTGGCCGCTGGGCTTCCAGTCGTGCCTTCAGAGCCTCCCATTCCGGTACCGGTCGCATTCGGGTCTGTTCCTTCCACTAGTCGGATTCGCTTATTGCCGTATCGTTTGAAGTTCATACCAGTCTTTCCAATCTTAATCGCATCGTGAGTTCCACGATGTCCGTAGCAGCATTATACGCCCTGCGCAGGTCCATTCGCGCTTTCAGCGTTTTCGGATTGTCGTAGTCGTCGGGCAGTGATGCGAGCTGCCGTCCGAGTGATTCTTGAATGGCGCGGGCTTGGTTTTCAATCGTTTGGATGGATGCAGTCAAGCTTCATGTCCTTCTTGTAGGTCGCTACGAGGCAGTCGTGCTCGTAGCCGCCTTCGTCAACCGTCTGTATCGTCGTGTAATGCACTGGCGTGTTCGCATAGTCGGAATACCATGCGAATACGAGCATGGCGGTCAGTGTGATGGCGATGATTCCGTAGGCGATGGTGGTGTACAGGTCGCGCATTCGTGCTCCTTTCCTAGGGTTCGTCCGATGATGGCGCAGGCCAGTGCGGCGCTGCGCGTGGTTCTTATTCTAGTCCGGTGGCCGAACATGATGCGACCATCGTCGGTCAGGGTCAGTTTGGCCAGTGTGCGCCCGCATCGCGGGCATTCGTAGACGCATGACAGCCCGCGTCCGGTGGGGCGGATTGTCACATCCGCCCCATGCCGTTTCGCAGCCTCGCAGAACCGTTGCAATGGGTTTTTCAAGCGGTTTCCTTCACGCTCTGCCAGATGCGTTCGATTTCAGTGTCTCCAAGCCCGCTGACGTGGCCTCGGAGCATGAGTTCGTCGTGGATGTTGGCTTCGTTGTCCTCATGGTTGTGGAGGCGTCCCCAAGCCCAACGGTAGAGCGTGTCGTTGCGGCGTCCTTCAGGCACTGGCGTGAGGTCTGGCCTTCCGTTGCGCGGCGCGTCCGTCTTGACGGTGGTCGGATTGGGCATTGGTTTGACGCCGTACCCGTGTTCGACGAGCCAGTTGAGGAGTGCGAGCGGCGCTTCCTGCACGTCGGTCTCGTCGCCTACCAGCCGGTAGAAGCCGATGCCGTCGATGTTGGAACCGGCTCCGAGCACGTAGCCGCGTCCATCCACCTTCACGTCGACGGGGATGCCGTCCGCATGGTTCGTGTTCTTCAGCTTGCCGGTCCAGCCTTCGGGAAGCCTGTAGTAGGCGTGGATGCCGCCATGGGTCGGCGTGTGCACCATGAGGGTCGGCGCGAGCATGGGGCGAAGGATGTCGTATCCGTGGCGGCTGTGCTCGTCCTTGGGCGCGTCCATGTCGATGATGATGTTGCCGGGCTGTGGGATGACCGCGTACACGTCGCCTTGGCCGATTTCCACAATGTCTTCCTGCTTGCCGTTCTTCCAGTTGCGGATGGCTTTAGGATTGTTCGGGTCGGTCGGCTCCTTGTGGAGTTTGAATCCTTCGGGCGCTTTCACGTCAACCATTTCACCGTATTCGACGAGTCGGCGTTCCATGTCGGTCTGCATTTCGGGTACGGGCAGGTCTTCGAGCAGTGGGAGTTGGCTTTCGTCCAACTCCTGCTCGTAGCGTTCGCGGTAGGGTGCGAACCGGTCTTCGTCGATGACGACGCGCACGGAGCATACCTTGCCGTCGATGCGTTTGCTGCGCAGTCCGACGCCGAGCATCTTGTACGTGTCGCCGCTCGTGTGGCCGACGTATGGGCAGAGGCGCGTGTCGGCGTAGCCGTTCTCGCAGATTTCGTTGACAATCCACATGGCGCGTTCGTCGAGTTCCTGCTCGCTGTCGTTGAAGCTGATATCGCGGTGGATGTCGTCGTCCAACGGCTTGTCGGCCCAGAGGATGGCGCTCGCGAGCATGAACGGGGTCATGCCGTACTGGTCGATGAAGTCGGCGAGCGGCTGCATCTGCTGCGGGGTTTTGCGTCCTGCGAACATGACGGGCACGAGACGGCGCATGTTGGCGTCGCCGTTGCTGGTCGCCAATGGATGGTTGCTTGCGATGACGAGCGTGGCCTGCGAGCGCACGTTGACGCTGTTGCGGCCTACGCCGCGGGCGTGGATGGTGTCGCCGGTGGCGATGCGTTTGATGATGCCCATGTCCTTGTCGGTGAGCATGTCGCCTTCCTCGTCGTACACCCAGTAGCGTCCGTCGAGTTTCAACGCTTCGTTGCCGCTTTCGAACACGCTGGGCGAGTTGAGGGCTTTGATGCCGATGCCGCCAGCCTTGTCCGGGTAGGCGTCTCCAAGTCGTCCGAGGAGGAAGCTTTTGCCGTCGCCGCCGTGTCCGTAGAACACGTAGAAGAGATGCTTGTACGGTTCGAGGAACGGGGTGGCGAACATGCGGAGGAGGTTTTCGCGGCTTTCGTCGTCGGCGGTGAGCTGGGCGATGAACGTGTTGGCCTGTTCGACGAGCTGCGCGGTCTTCCTGCGGTCTTCCAGCCATGGGCTGTTGTCCACGTACAGGTATGCGCCGTTCTCGTCGGCTTCGCCCGTGATGACGGTGTTTTTGCCTTGCGGGTGGAAGGCGGTGTGGCCGAACAGCATGCCGCGTGTGAGGCGTGGGAGTTTGAGCGTTTCGGCCCGGAACATGGGTTCGAGGTTGCGGACGGCGTGGTTTCCGGTGGGGAAGCCGAATTCTTCGGACAGGCTGCTGATTGGATGCCACGTGTTGGGCATGTCGCCGCCGAGCCAGTCGGTGTCGCGGGCGTACATGGTGTCGCCGTCTTCGCTGAGGCGCAGGTCGCCGTTTCTGAGCGACCAGAAGGCGTCGTAGTAGGCGTCGTCCCAGCGTGGCTTGCCGGTGCTGTCCATGACGGGCATGGCGATGGTTTGGAGTCGCGCGTCGGTGAACGTGTATGCGCTGGTCTGTGCGGCCATGGTGAGGCCGTTGACTTCCCGTGCGAGGCCGTTGGGGATGTTCCTGTATGGCCTGATGTCGAGTGTGGGTGGGTCTTGCGGCTTGTGGAAGGTGTGGCTCATGGTCTTCTCCTGTGGTATAGTTGATTTCAACAGGTTCAATCCTAGCACACTCGCTAAGAGCCTCATCCTACAGCGTGTCGGAAATCGTTGGTTTCCACAGGAAATGTAGGATGTAGGAGATGTAAGCGGGTGTTCTGGGATTTTTTTTTGCACTTTTTCGACTCGACTCGACATCCGCACCACGACGGCGGTACGCGCGCGCGCACGCGTATATATATAAATAGTCCCAAAAAAAACCCATATACCCCTATTACCTACACCTACATCCTACATTCATTGGGGTTTGGGAGGGTCATCCTCGTGCGCGCGCGTGATACACCACGACATGCCAAAAGTCAAGAAAATGTGCCACTGATTTTGTGTCAAACTCGCCGAAGTCGTCACAATTCCTTCACAGAATTTATTGCCCCTAACTTGAGTTGCCCAACAGGCTCAGCGTTGGAATTCCGCCGAAAACCAAGACATGTTCGCAAATCACCGGCGCGAGCGCCGCGTTCCACAGTCCATCCCACCACACACATGGTCGCAGTTGACCTACCGCCTCCCGGAATCGTTGGAACGACGCTGTAACAACGGCATTACGCATGGCCGCACGGAATGATTTCCTGAGGTCGGAAAACCACCGCCATGGCCGCATGTAAGAGAACCGCCGTGTTCCACCATGGTCGCCATCGCACGGGCCTTCGGAAGACGGCCACGTTCGCCATGGCCGCAGCTGCCGGAGGCGTGGATTCAAATAAAGGCGTATCTGAGAGCCTTTCAGTGCTGGAAGGTAAAAGTATTAGGGTTCAGCGTGAAAGCCCGTCCAAGGCCACAAAGAATGGCTCTCAGATGGCATCCAGTCCCGTTTGCCATCGTCGGCGCAATTGGCAAGGCGTGCGGTGAGGCCCCGGGCGTGTCGGTTTTCGGCACCCCCCCCTGTGGTGGGGGGCACTCTCCCCCTGATATTGGGAATCGTTATCGTTTTTCGGGCATAAAAAAAGCGCCCCGTGTGGGGCGCTGTGCATGTGGCGTCGATTAGTGCTTGATGGCGGCTACTGCTGCGGCTAGGACGTGCGAGGCGGCTTCGTCGATTGCGTGGCCAATCTCCATAAGGCCGTTGACCGACCTTGCTTCCAGCGGAATTTCGGTGATGCAGCCGACGAACGGTCCGGCGGTGGGTGCCACATCCACGACACTAAACAGTGGCGTGATACGTGCAATCATGGTGTTGTGCATGATGACCACCGAGCCGACGACATTGGAGTATGCCTCGCAGTCCTCGCCGGTGGCTTGCTCGATTTGCTGGGCGATTGCCTTTGCCACGTCCTTGCTTGTGATTTCGATTTGCATTTTGTCCTCCATCTCTTGGTTTGGTTGATGCTCCTATTATACATACACTTGACACAGCACGTCAAGTCGGCGTGTCGTGAGAACCGTTCTCATTGGGCATTCGTTAACTCGGTCCATTCATTAACTCAGTCCATCTATTAACTGGGTTCATCCGTTAACCAATGACATGCGTTAACCTATGACATACATTAAGTGTGTTCATCTGTTAACCGGGTTCACGACTCCTAACCTCGGCAGGTGTTGGTATTGAGAACCATTCTCACGACACGCCGACTTGACGCACAACGTCACGTCCGGTATATTGGAAGCATCAACCAACCAAGAGAACGGAGGATACAATGCATAAGACACTGAGCGGCAAGGGGTATGTCAGGAATGGCGAGGGGGTGTTCATCACCTCGGCGGGGGAGGTCTACGCCTACGATGACGGGGAACTCACGCCACTGACCGTCACCGAAGACCCAAGGGGGTATGCGGACCTTGAAGGCGGCTGGGCGGCTCTCGCCTGAGCGCCGGTGGGGCGGCAACCTCAACAGGGTCGCTCCACTGCCGGCACGCCGGGGCGGCGCTCAATGGCGAGGGCCGTCACGCCGACCGCGACACGCCGACTTGACGTATAACAACAAATACGGTATATTAAAAGCATAAACCAAAACACAAGGAGTGATTAAAATGAGTGAATACATCGGAACGTTCGAACTCCAGCCAACATACGACGGACGCAAATCCTTCTACGGCAAGGCCGTAGTGGAACGGTGGGACACCGCAAAAGGCATGATTTACGCGCTTAGGTCATACGGTACCACGGTGGCCGTGGTCACGCCGACAAGCGACTGGGGCGTAGTGCCCGAGACCTACGAAGTCAAAATCGGCATGAAATACCTGAGCGCAACCACGCTGCGCCACGTCAAGGAATTCCTCGCACAGACGGACGACGCTTTCCGCGGAATCACCCTACCGTGGCTGCGCAAGGCCGTCAAGGATGGGCGGCAGATTGACGGGGCCGTACGCGAGCCGGTATGCCGCAAGACGTTCACCATGGCCGAGCTGTAAAAACACCCGGCGTGATGGCGAAATGCGACACGCCGGGATTGACAACAGAATACCAAAATGATATATTGAAACCATAGAAACAAGAGGAGGCAGCAATGCAACGGCAAACATTCATCAACGAAATGGAAGCACGGGGATACGAAACCACCACACTTCCAAACGGCAACGTGAAAGCGAAAAGAGGGGATATCATCCTACGGCTCGTGCCACTCGCAAACTACAGCGTCCACATCAGCACACCAACCGTGAGCGCCCTCACCGCCAACCACGCCACCGACCAAGAAATACTGCACGCAATCGACATCCTGACCGTCCAGCCCTGACAGCATACATGCGGGTGCAAGTCCCGCAAGGGCACGAAAAAAAGCCATCTATTTAAGGAGTGGTAACAATGGCTGAAAGAATCGCAATCCTCGGCGGCGAACCGTATAGTAAATGGGTTGAACGAGACGACACGCCGCAGCTGCTTTTTAGGACATACTGCCGTAGGTGGCCGGAAGGCACCGCAGAATGCGTCGCGATCGGCGACGAATTCTACATCCGCACCAACGACGGTGAAATGCGCCAAGTCTACGACGACACGGATTTTGAAGACGAAACCGCATGGTGCGCACAATGCGGCACACCGCTTAACCCCAGCAGCACGTGGTATGACTGCGAGGCCTACGGGTGCGACGCAATCTTATGTGAAGAGTGCGAGGGTAGACCGGAAGTAGGCTGCTACTGCCCACGACACCGCGGCAACGGAATGCTCCTGACCTCCAAGGAGGTCGAATACACCTACCCGTACGCCTTCAGCGACGGCACTCAGTTCACATTCGGCGTAGAAATCGAAATGGAATCCGAACTCGACACTGACTTTGCTGTTGACATCACCGATTCAGACATTATCGCCGGCTGGGACAATGACCAATCACTGGGGTCAGGCGGCGTCGAACTGCAAACCAATATCCTCGACATGTCCAAACTTCCTGCCCTACGGGAGATCATCGAACGTATCCCCGACTACGGTGATGACGCGGGCGGTCACATCCACGTTGCGCGCACCCCCCACCAGTGCGCAAGCCGATGGTATTGGGCATTGCGCGGACTCGACGAAACGCAGTGCGCACGCCTCAACATGCGCCACCTGTCCGATGATTACTGGTGTGAGCTTAAGCATGGCGAATACAGCGGCAAGCATACGGCAGTAAACGACGAACACCAAGACACTATCGAGCTGCGCACGTTTGACTGCTGGTATGGGGGCAGCGCCGACAAGCTCGAACCGGCGGTCAAGTGGATTCGCGCCATGTGGCGGTTTTTCGAAAAGCATCCCCGTGGCACTATTGAGGCCGGCGTCATCGAAAGGTACGCCTCATGCATGGCCGACAACGTGGCGGACACTCCGCACATCACCCTTGATGGGCGTCTCGCGGCAGCGCACCGCGCGGCAACAGCCCGTAAAGCAGAAGAAGATCGGAAGCGCAAGGAACGCGCCGAGTCAATCCGTCGCAATGTCGAGGTCAATGTGAGGGCCTCCCGTCGTGCGCGTGCAAGCCATGGCGACACGCGCCGCGCGTATCAGACATGGGCGGACAATCAGACTCGCCGATCAATCCGGCGCGAGGATATCGAGAAACGTCTCACCGAGTCCGCATACCCCTACGCTTTTCCATCACGCAACCTACGGCCATTGCACGTCTATCTTAAGTGCGCTACGAAAATGATTGTGGATCATGGCGAGTCGTATCGTAGCCTCAGCCGCTTCCGTATCTACCATGCTGCCGGTGGTGAGGCGATATGGGATGGTTACGACTATTTCCGTCGCAGCCGCGCCGATAGTCAATGGGTGCTTGAAAACATCTTGCGCAGCCGTGTTGCACGCGCCTCCCACGGTAAGCCAACCGTGGAATCGTTGGAACGCACCGCACTGCGCCTGTACAAGCGTGCTGGACGCCCCGAACTGTGTGCGCGCTACGCGCAAATCCGCGAGAAAATCTCCAACGCCTGAAACCAATTGTCGGGGGCGGGAACATCCCGCCCCCACCATTAGAAAAGAGGAAAACCAATGTGTGTAATCATGACCGCAGTGCCCGGCGCAATGCCGGAACCGTATGACATTCTCGCCATGAGTGAGACGAACCCCGACGGGGGCGGTGTCAGCTGGTGGGACGGTGAGCGTCTGAGAGTGTTCAAAAACGTGGACCCGCTGAAAGTGGTGGGCTTCATTTTCAGCCATTGGGAGCAGCTTAAGCACGCACCATGCCTGATTCACTTCCGTCTCGCCACACATGGCGCGGTCGAGCCGCGCAACTGTCACCCCTTCCGCACCGATAGGGGGTATATCGCGCATAATGGAATCGCATATGAGTACGAAGACGGGCCGTATGAGTCCGACTCCCGCAACATGGTTGAAGCGTGGATTGACAGCGGATATGATAACCGCGTGTTCGACGGTCAGGGTCTAGTGGCCCTCATCACCCCGCATGGTTGCCTCAAATGGCTGGAGGGTGAGCCGATTGAATACGCCCGTGGCGTATGGGTTTCCAATATGTTTTGGAATGTCTGATTTTCGGGCGTGTCGCAAGGCACGCCCTGATATAATGATAAACGAAACCAAAGAAATGAGGTAAACAATGAACCAGTCAGAATACTTCCACGATAGGGTGGAGACATATCTGAGCCTACTATCCGATAGCGCGCTCAACGCCGGGGTAGACGTGGTGAGAACTTTAATTGTATTCGACACTGCGACACCATACACGCCGCGAGACTATCAGAACGCGCTTACCGCATGGCTGCAAGGACGTTACAACGTATGGAAGAATTTCATAGATGACTATGAGGCTAATCCAACCGACGAAAAACTTAAGGACATAGCCCGACTGGTACTCGTCGAACATACACCACACACACAGAAAGACTACGATGACATCGTGAAGAACGCATACAGCCTCGCAGTTGACGAAGAACTCATCGAAAACGAACTCGAAAAAAGGAGGAACAATGGCGAATGACAAACGCCACGACGTATTCACGCGAATAGCTGCAGTACAGCAGTCAGTCGAGGCGGTGAAACGCACCACCGAAGGATACGGCTACAAGTACGCCACACTGAACGACATTTGGCAGCTGGCCAAGGCAAGCATGATGGAAAACGGTTTGGGCTGGACCGCGGTAAGCGCAAGCGAAATCATCGGCGCAGACACGGACATGCCCACCGTCTACAACACGCTCACAGTAGCCGTCTACGAGGCCTCGCACGAATGGGAAAACCTCATGGACATGGTAAAGCATGGCGAGGCGGTGAGCAGCAGCTACACGTATCCCGCAGCAGCCGCACAACAAGTAGGCAGTTTCGAAACCTACTATCGACGCTACGGCCTCATTCATCTGCTCGGTCTCACCACCGTGATGGATGATGACGGAAAAACAGCTACCCCCCTCCCCCGCCCGTCCCTTACCGAAGAATTCAACTAACCACCACTAACGAAAGGAAAAACAATGGCAAACGACATGCTCGAAATCGAAGCGGTAGGCGAAATCCGATTCGTCCACCTCATGAACAAATACCAGTCCGACTCGGCGAAACAGTTCGGAATTGACCCGAGCTACCAGCTGCAACTCGCGTTCCCGAAGAACGGGGACGTGCATAAGGAACTCGTGGCATCCGCGAAACAGTTGGGCGTTCGAGCCAACGGAGACAACCTCCGCTACAAGGACGGCGATTTAATCACCCTCAAGGACGGAACCCAGCCGCAGCGCGGCAAATGGCTCATCAACCTGTCTTCCAAGTGGAGGCCAAGCATCGTTGACCAGAACGCCAACGATGTCGAACTGGCCGAAGAGCCGGGCGACGGCACGCTCGCCAATGTCGCATTCAAAATCGGCAGCACGAAGGAAGGACGCCTCACCTACTTCCTGACCGGCGTGCAACTGCTGCGAATCGAAAAGAACAACACCCCCGCCCCACACAAGTTCGGCGCATACACGCAGCTGACCATCGAAGATGAGGGTGCCGGAGAGCCGGAACCGGAGTTCTGACCCGACAATGAACGCGCCAATCCACTACAGTGACGACACGCTGATTGACGCGCTCACCACCTGCATGAGTATCAGCCAAGCCGCGAAAGCACTCGGAGTGTCACGCGGCTGGCTGTTCCCACATGCGAAACGGTTGGAGCGCGAAGGCAGAATCCTACCAAAATCAATCATGCCCGCATATTTCAAACCAAAGGACAACGAATGACGAAATTCCTAAACACCCCCCCCGCCAATGTTCGGAAAAGCACCGCGTTCAACACGGCACTCAAAAACAATCTCGGCAAATGGGCGGAATACCACTCCTACAAGAAACGCAACGTCGCGAATGCCACCGCCTACCATGTCCGTAAGCGTCTACTCGCATGGACCGAACCAACGGTAGAATACGCCGCGGTGACACGCCGCAAACCAGACGGCACCTACGCCGTATGGGTCAGCGCCGTCAACATCAAGGAGAACGCCAATGCCGAAACTGAATAATCATAGACAAGAACCCTTGGAATCCACCATCCAAAACCGTCTCATCAAAATCTTGGAACAGCAAGGATGGTACGTGCAGAAAACCGAAGGACGCTCGCGCAACGGTTTCCCCGACGTTACCGCCGTAGACACGCTCGGCAACGTGTGGTTCATCGAACTGAAACGCACCGTAGGCAAGCCAAGCCCAGACCAGTGCCGCGAACTCAAGGCGCTCGCCGAACATAACGCGAACGTCATGCTCCTATATGGCAAGAAGGCCGTAGACACCATACTGTTGTACAAAAACTGGGTAGACATGACGAACGTCTACAACGACATCCTCATCGTCGATTCTGAAGGGAGAATGAAATGGACGAAGGAAATCTGACATACCGAATCTTCGAAGACCGTGAAACATGGCTCGAAGCCCGCGAGGAGACGATAGGCGCATCCAGTCTCGCGCATTTCATCGCCACCGGACAATTACCATCCCCACCGCCAGATATTCCGGCAGTGCAGTCGGCATTGCAGTTCGGCAGCATTTGGGAACCCATGCTCGTCAAACTGTATGCAGAACATCTCCAACTGACCGTAGTCGGCAAGAACACTCCCGTCAATGAGTTGAAAAACGGACAGCTCGCATGGTATGACAACAGCTTCTACACGAACGGACGGCTGCACGTCTCCTTGGACGCAGCCTACCGCGACCATGATGGAATTGTGCACACCGTCGAAGTGAAAACCGGAAGCAAACCATCCTACGCATTCCTCGCCACGGAACAGCGCAGACAGTATTCAGCCCAAGCGCAGATAGAAGCCCGCATGATGGGCACGGAGCGTGCGGAAATCATCTACGCGCAGCGCCCCCCGTCATGGGAAATGATGAACGCCGAATACATCACCGAACGAATCAAGGAAACGCTCGACATCGTAATCATTCCAGACGTGATGGATGCGAGCGAACTGGAACGGTATGTGACGGAATACGAGCGCGCGGCACAGCCAACGGATAATGACGGACAACGACTGTTGGCCGAACTGTTGGACGCGAAAGACCGGTACGAGACGTTGAAAGAGCGGCTCTCCGCATGGCTGGAAGAACACCCCGGCGAACGCGTCACATGCTCGGGACATGTCGCAAGACTGGCGGAAACCACGCGCACCACCACCGATTACAAAGCATATTTCGGCCAGCACCCGGCAGACCTGACCCCATTCCAGAAAACCTCGACAACCACACGTCTCAGCGTCGTGAAGGAGAAGAAGAATGCATGAGTTCATGGTGAACTGCCTGTACATGTTCGTCATCATCCTGTCCGTGCTTGGAAGCACTGCGGCAATCCTCCTCCTCATCGGCGCGGTCAAAGGCATCATCGACCTCATCAACCATTCCGACGATGAAGGGTGACGTATCCGAATGGCTTGACGGCGACGCTTGGGCTGACGTTGAGAAAATGCGCCAGCCCAAGCCGATGCCACCCGCCAGAAAAAAGAAGACGGTCACCCACTACGCCGACATGACGCCCGAGAAAGCGGCGCACAAGCGGAAACTGAAGAAAAAGTGGGTGAACGAAAACCATGAAAGAATGCTCGACTATTGGGTGCGATACCGGAAACAGCATCGTGAGGAAACCCAAGCAGCATGCCGCAAATGGCAGAAGAAATTCCGCGAGGAGCATGGCGTCAGCTATCAGACTTGGCGCAACTGGCGTAAAACGCCCGAAGGACGCGAGCGCATAGCCGCATGGGAAGCCGAGCATGGGAAGGAACAGCAGTGAGGGCTTTCATCTTCGATGAGGCAGGAACAGGCAAAACGAAGCGCAGCATGGATTTGCTGGATGATGCGGAACATATTCTCGTCATCTGTCCGGCAAGCGTCGTGAAAACCGCATGGTTGCCGCAAATCAGCCAATGGTCACACGGCAAGGCCATGACCATCGACGAGTACCGCAAGCATGGTTGGCCGGAAGACTACCGCTATCTCGTAGTGTCCTACAACATGGCCGGGAAGCTGGGTGAGGTGCCGGACGGTTTCAGCCTCATCGTGGATGAAAGCCACATGGTGAAGAATCCTAGGAGCGGACGTTCCAAAGTCGTGAAAGGTATCAGCGACCTAGCCGAGAACGTGTTGATGCTGACGGGCACGCCCGCTCCGAAGGATTTGGAAGACCTGTACGGGCAGACCGTGGTCATGTATCCGCACGCCAAAGACAGGATAGCCCTATTAGGCGATTCTTGGCGCACTCTAGGAGCTTTCAGAGTACGGTACGGTAAACCATACACGATGAACGTACAAGGGCGTCTCGTGGTCAAATACACGTACTCCAAGCCCATGGTCGAGGAAGCGTGCCGACAATTGCAGAAGCTAGTATTGGATATTCGACGCGGAGAAAACCCACTACCCACCGTGGAATGGTTGCCCAGTCCGAAAACCGAACAGGAGGATATGGCGCTCGAACAGTGGACGAATACCCACCAGTTAGCCGAAGACGTGTACGCGGCAAGCGCGAGCGCCGCAGCCGTCAAACTCGCCCAACTCGATGACGGTTTCGCCTACAAGACCGAAGACCGTGGAGAATCATACTGGTTCGGCGTGTCCAAACTCAAAACCGTCTACGATGAAGCCAAGAGACGCGAAGACCAGACGCCACTGCTCGTATGGACACGGTTCAAAGCGGTAAGAGACGAAATCTACCGCACTTGGACGCCATGCACCGATGCGAAAACATTCCTCGCCATGCCCGACAAGGAACGCGCAGGATATCGGCTCATAGTAGCCAACCCGCAAAGCATGGGCACCGGCGTTGACGGCCTACAGCATCTCATCAAAGACCAGATATGGCTCGACCTCCCATGGACATATGCTGACTGGGAGCAGGCCAACAGAAGACTGGTACGACGCGGAAGCCCCTATCAGGGACGGCAGCGCATACTCGTATCGGACACGCCATGGAACCGCAAGGTCATGGACGTGATAGAAGGAAGGAAAACACTCGATGACATCGTTAAAACAGAAAAACAATTGGGATGAGACGATGGAAAACGTCAATAATGCGCTGCGGAAGGACACCGACATGCTCGCTGATTCCATGAACCCGCCACTCCCACCATCCGAAGGTGCGCGAATCTACCAGCGCATCATCCACAATTTCGAACGCATCGAAGACATGCTGACCGGCGACAAGGCTGAAGAGTATGGCGACCCGCAAGCCATGTGCCGCCGCATCGGACAACGATGGTTCGGAGCTGAAGCAGCCGAAACGGACGTGGCCATCATGATGGCCGAACTGAAAATCGAACGCATCAAGTTCGACGCAACCAAGGAGGACTCGTACATGGACGCAATCGCCTACCTTGCAATGGCATTGGCGTTCATGCAGGAAGGAGAGGAACGATGATTAACGTCAACCATAACGTGACGCTTATCGAGGCGAGCCGTGATGAATGGCGGAAGATAGAGTCCGGGGAGGCGAACTTCATCCTCCGCAACACCCAGTCGCCATGCGATACGACCGCCTTCATGGTATTGGATGTTGACACCGGAGAGCATCTTGGCAACGCCTTCATCCTCTCGGGAACCACGTTCGGAGGCTGGGAGTGCAGCCATTGGACATGGCTCATGTTCGCCACACTCACACGCATGACCGTGCGGGAACTCAAAGAACGGTTCCCGGACGAAGCGAAGATGAAAGACCCGTCCGTATGCGCAATGTACCTGTATGAAATCAAACCGGTGAGCGACACGGAACTGTTGCAGCACCTTGGCAATCCGAACGAGTAAGGAGAAAGAAATGCTGAACGACATCACCATCGAACAGTTCGTAGACCACCAAGACCTCATCATGCCATACACGGAAAAACAGTTGAACCCCAACTCGTATGACGTGACACTACAGGACGCCATCATTACCTTCGTAAAGGACGTGAAAGACGGTTACGCGGACGGCGGCGACCACACGCTACATGACATTCACACCAAGCCCATCAAAATCGTCGGACACTACATGCTCCAACCCGGACAGTTCGTCCTAGGGGCCACCGTGGAGAAAATCAGCCTACCGGACAACATGATGGCCCGGTTCGACGGGAAAAGCAGTCTCGGACGACTCGGACTCTGCACGCATGTGACCGCAGGGTTCATCGACGCCGGATTCATCGGCACCATCACCGTCGAATTGAAAAACGAGAACAGTTTCCCCATCATGCTGAAGCCGGGCATGAGAATCGGCCAAGTGTCGTTCGAGTACTTGAACTCGGCGGCTGCGAAACCGTACGGCATGGTCGGCCACTATCAGCATCAGAAGGCTCCGCAGCCAGCGGTGGAGGTGTGACATGGGTGACAGACTACCGCGCCAATGCCTGAACTGCGGATGCTACATGACGTTGAAGGACTGGTATCCAGAAATGCTGTGCGAAGACTGCAAGCAGGAAATCGATTCGGCGTTGACGGACGAGAACAGACAGGAAGGATTGGAGTATCCAGATGAGTGTTATTAGAGCACTGGCCCACCTCGACCCGACTCTATGTCGGCATTGCCTAAAGAAACTCACCATGAAAGAAATGTACCTGTTCGGCGGGTACTGTACGAAATGTTGGAGGTTGCGCGGTGGCCGTTGAACAAGACTGGCATGACAGCATGAAATACTATCTCAGCCCCGAACAGACGAGCGCCGTGGAAATGCGAAGCATCGCACGATACGGCAAGGACACGCAGACCACCGTCTGCATGGAGGAGTGCGCCGAACTCATACAGGCAATCAGCAAGCTCAAACGCTACAATCCCGAAGACCCCACCAACAAGGTGGGTCGCAGCGAGCTTATCGAAAACCTGTACGAGGAAATGGCCGACGTGCTGATATGCTTCGACCTGCTGGTTGAAATCTACGGGTTGAAGCCGAGCGACCTGCGCCGCATGATGGACCATAAGGTGTGGCGTATAAAGCGGAAGCTGGAAGCGCAGGGCGAGAAGTTCTAATGGAAACCCTGAAACTCATCATCTGCACCATCATCCTGCTAGGATTCGTCGCAACCATCATGTTGGTGTGCGACGCATGGGACACGCGCATCTTCACCCTATACGTGGCGACGGCAATCCTAGCGGACATACTGTGCATGATGTTGGATGACTAAAAGAGAAACCCCCCGCATGAACCTTGCGGGGGGTCAGGGAGAAACCAAAGGAGGGCTGTTGGTAAAAACTTCCAACAGCCCTCATTGTATCAGGCTAACGGCACATTGTCAAATACCATTCACTGCCGGACTCGGTGCCGATGGCGACATACCTCGGCTCGCCCGAAGAAGCGCCCATATAACGGCCCCACAGGAAGCCGTCGGCATAAGTTCCCCACCCATCCAGCACAACCTTCTGGCCGCGCACATAATCGGCCACAACATTGCCTTTCACGGACGGTTCGGTACGCACGTTCAGCGAATCCACCGACACCTCATACGTGGTCGCAATCACGGTGGGAGACGGGGAAACCACCGGCACCGGAGCCGGATTCACCGGAGTGTTCGCACCCACGCCAGCATACTTGTCCCAAGCGGCCTTGTCACCAGCGAAATAGTTCAAGTCAAGCGAACCAGCATAACCACCAATATGACCGTTAGACGTGTACTGGCGCATCGGATACGCCACATACGACCAAATCGAATCGGCATCCTGCCAGTCGACCGCATCCATGGACGCATAGCATGCTTCCCAGATGCCGCAATCATGCTTGCCGCAAATATCCTTGATGAACGGAAGTTCGGAACGCTGCGCATACACGAGCGGCTTCACACCAGTCAGACGAATATACTGGTACAGAAACTCGTCCAAGTAGGCGCGGTCACCCCAAGCAGCATTATCGGCGCTCTCCCAGTCGACGCACGGCACGAACTTGCCAAGATAACCCTTGGTGGCTTCCGCGAAGAAATACGCCTCCTCGGAAGCGTTCACGCCACGAATGTAATGCATGTAGCCGACCGCAAGACCACGGGCCGCAGCAGCCTGAATCTTCGCATCGGCACCAACCCACACGGAATCGACCAGACCATTATCAGTCGTTAATTCGCCAGCACCCCAAGTGCACTGGACCACGACGCCATCCGTGTCAATCTTGGAAACGTCGCAATCGGCCTTCCAATTGCTGATATCCACAAACCTCATTATTCAGAAACCTCCTTAATATGCTTGCCGGTAACCTTCGCCTTTTCCGACATGGCGAGAGACGCCGGACTGATTGAATCCGTCTTGCCGCTCGACGCGACGCACGTCAACACACTTGCGATGGCGGCAACCAAGGCGATGCCGCCGACATTCATCCAATCCACGTCGAACAGGCCGACGCCACCGACCACGCCAGCCGACAATGCGGCCTGACATGCGGTGCGGATTGCACGCTCCAGCGTGTCAACCCAAAAATCCTTAGTGAACAATATTCTGCTCCTTACTGTTGTCGTCTTTCAACGGTTCTATTGTACCTCGAAGCTCGTCAGGAAGCCGTGGCTTCGGATACCGTTCCAAAAACTCCGGGTCGAGAACATTGCAGAGTTCACCCAGCCAATGCCCGATGCCCCGAATGTACGAGGTTTTCAAATCGTCCTGATAGCGAAGCTTATCGCGCTCGCTGACGAATTCGGCCAGTTTCTCGTCCTGACGGTCGATTTCCCGCTGCATGTTCAACTGGGCTTCGGACAGTTGGCGATAGGCTTCGGACAGGTTGGTCTTGTTGTTTTGCATCCATGTGACGAGTGCGACGATGATGGCGCAAATGCCGGTGATGAACGCCACGGTGACTTCAGTGCTCATATGGCACTATTTTAGCCGATAATTGCGATTATGTCAGAACCCCAAGCGGCAAGTGGGCCAAGACAAGGGACACCATCGCCGTCAGCATACCGTTCACCACTGATAAGGCGCAGCTTTCCCGCGAATGGGATACGGTCATCGTATCCGGCAGCGTACATTACACTGGGTCGAACCAGCAGAACCATGCCGCGGCGAATGAAACCATTCCAGCCGGATGGAGGCCATACGGAGACAACCCTTCCGCCCTCAGCTACGGTACCATAGGTGCTATCAACGCCGACTGGTGCAATTTCGTGAAGCCGGACGGTCATATCACCATGCTTGGCAACACCAATGCCGTATACTCCGGCATTACCGGAGGATGGCAGTGCAGGGAGTGGAGAGCCTAGCCGATATCGTAGGTGAGAACGGACAATACGGAACGGCCTCCAACCTGACCTCCAGCGTATCCGATTTTCACGTTTCCATCGGGATAGACGCCCAAAAACGTCGGGAAATAGCCATTTGCAGTACCAGCATTAATGCCTTGTTGGGTGACTGGATGGAAGGCGCTGTTGTTCACATACGCGACAGTCGCATACGAATCCCAACCGGTCAGGTTGATATCACTGGTCTGAACGTGGATATGCGCGGTACCATTGGAAGCCCACATGTTCGCGGTATTCTTGTTGAGATGAATGTCACGCCATGGCATGTTCCATCCACGCCACC